TTCGGGTCGTGGGTTCGAATCCCTCTGGGGGCACAAGTATCGGCAAGATGGTAAGTGGGCGAAATCATGGGACTGTAAATCCCTCGTCATTCGACTATGCAGGTTCGAATCCTGCCTTGCCGACATTTTTTGGATTGGAAATTGGGATTAATTACATTAAAATAAACCCACTTTTTACCACCACCCTAAAATAATCTCTCCCCCCTTTTAGGGGGGGAGATTATTCAGGTGCATAAGCGAGTTTATAAAGTGGGGGGTATGGGGGTGTTAAGAATCATTCTAAATAAGAACTTTTATTTGGTAGTCTCATTTATTATTCGTAATATTGCACCTAGTTCGAATATAGTTTTCGGACAATAGATAAAATCATATGAATAAAAACAACAACGGAGACGTTGCGGAAGTACAGTACGCAACCTCCACAGAAAGGCATCTTGTCGATGCAACCCCAAACCCCAGATTATTGGAAACTCTTCGTGACATGGGTTACGATAACATTCAAGCAATTGAAGACGCTATTGATAACTCAGTTGATGCTGTTGTCAGAAGCATGACAAAAACTCCTAGAATAAACATCCAGACAAAGTTTGGTGCTGACGGGAGAGGTCGTATCGCTATCGTGGATAACGGTATTGGAATGACACAGGAAACCCTAATCCAAGCACTTAAACTCGGTTCCAACACCAATAAAGAACGTGATGGTGAACTTGGTTATTTTGGTGTTGGTCTTAAAGGCGCATCTATTTCATTAGGTCGTGGGTTTAAATTAATCACGAAACATACTGATGGCGATTATATGTGTGGTATTTTTGACCTCGATATCGCTATCAGGGAAAAATCATGGAAATTCGTTTCCATTGAAAAAGCAAACCCGGATGAAATCAAACATTTCAAAGAACTGGTTGGTCAACGTTCAACAGGAACTGTCTTGGAAATCTACAAACTCGACAGACTCTCCAATCGCAATAAGACCGCTTTTGATTCGGCACTAATTAAGTCGTTGGGAAAAACTTATCGTTCCTATATTTCAGGAAAGAATGGTGTTAAGAAAATACAGTTCACGCTGAACGACACCAAAGTGGAGATGATTGACCCAATGGGTGCTGATTTGAAAGGTACTATGGTTCTAAACAAGGGTATAACAAATCAGAAATATCAGTTTAACGTTGACGGACAACTGGCTGAAATCGTTGTAAGGTATTATTATGTTGATAGTGCTCTCGAAACCGAATATTCAACAGAGAAACTCAATGGTAGGAACAACGGTTTTTACGTAATGCGTAATCATCGTCAGATAATGCAAGCCGAAAGATTTGATTTCTCTGGTATTGATAAATATTCGAGTTGGTTGGGAAATTTCCGTGCTGAACTTATCTTCGATGGTAAGTATGACGAGGTTTTAAAAACAAACGTGATGAAAACCAGAATCATATTACCCCAGACTCTCACGGACCTCATGCAACCTGCCGTTACGGAAGCAGTTAAATACTGTAAATTGGAGAAGAAAAAGACAATGCCTGAATCAACTGATGATGTAGATGAAGACGTGTTGAAAAACACCAAGAGCATTGTGAAGCAGAAGAACGACAGCAAAAACACCCCAACGGTGTTGACTGATAAGAACGGAAACCCGATAAAAAGGGAAAAGGTTGAGGGTATTGAGGACGAACCGGAAATCGAAGACAAGGAAAAAAGGGAGAGGAAAAAAGAAGATAAGCCGAGAAAGAAAAAATCATTCAATAAGATTGATGTGGATTTCGTTAATTTCGGGGAAGACTCTTCATTCTTTTTCTCCCACCATCAGGGTAATGGAAAGTTCTTGCTTCGAATCAATGTGGACCATAACTTCTACAGGGAGTTCGCAAGACTCGACAGGCAGGGACAGAAATTCATCATCGACCTGCTTCATTCCTTCGCACTTGCATCCCGTCAGGAACTTTACAGTGATGACCTGAATCAAATCGATGAACTGGTACGCACTTGGAGTAACTTTCTACGCAGGGATTTGAATGGTAAAGAATAATCCATAATAAATTTAGGTTAATATTAATGGGAACCCGGACAGCAATGTCCGGGTTTTTTATTATGTATCATATCATTGAAGTGAGGTCTGACCTGACTTTCCGACTACAAAACATAATTTTTTGTTATTTTTATTTAATCTAATTAAAAATAGCTTGCATCTTAATTAAAATTGTTTTATATTTGAGCAAAATAACTTTATGTTTAAGTAAAATTAGTAATGGCTAAAAAGAAAAAAAAGGTAACAGTAGTTACCACAACAGTAACTAAAACCGAATACATTCCAACTAATGAGAAAACACATATCATTTGTGTACTTGATACTAGTGGTTCGATGTCTAGCATTATGTCGGATTCAATAGGTGGATTCAACACATTTTTAAAACAACAAAGAGAATTACCTGATGACGCAACAATTACCGTTGCACTCTTCGATGATGGATATGAACTGCTTTACGATAATGTAGATATTAAAAAAGCAAAAGACCTTACTAGTAAGGAATGGTATCCAAGAGGAATGACTGCACTCTATGACGCTATCTGTAAAACAATTAATATTGATAAAGCAAAACTTGCTAAACTCGGTGTTGAAGCACCAGCCAAAGTTCTGGTATGTGTTGTAACTGATGGACATGAAAACCGTAGTACTGAATACACTCTCGAAGACACCAAGAAATTAATTAAAGAATGTGAGAAAGACGATTGGAATTTCGTTTATCTCGCAGCTAACCAAAATGCTTTTGATGTTGGTAGTGGGTTCGGTATTAGTTATGGAAACACAGTAAATTATACCGCAAGTGCTGCTGGAGTAAGAAAAATGAGTAAAACACTTAGTAACGTAACCGCAAGTTATCGTGGAATGAGTGTCGATAATGTAAGTTTCTCAATGGATTCCAAGAACCTAGTTCAAGAAGACGATGAAGAGTCAGATGTTGTTAGCGATACATTGACAACTACTGACACAAAAGAATAAAGATTTTTTTCTGTTTTTTGTATCAATTTCCGTTTTTTGGGGGGAGCTTTTGGCTCCCCTTTTTCTTTAATTATTTGGCTGCTACATCATTGAAAAATCGCCAGAAATTTTAATTAAAAATTAACGAAAAATACTCAAAAATTTTGGCGATTTTTCCAACAATCCTTGTATTTATGCTTGCCAATCCATATATTTACACTCATAAAAAACTATAAAAATTTATTATATATATGACCCAAAATTCTAAGGAAACTTACACAAAACAAGAAGTACAAAAAGCAACCCTAAACTATTTTAATGGAGACGAATTAGCAGCCGATGTCTGGGAAAGAAAATACTGCTTAAAAGATGAAGATAATTATTACGAACTGACTCCCGATGACATGCATCGAAGAATCGCCAAAGAACTTGCGAGAATCGAAGCAAAATATCCGAATCCACTTACTGAAGAAGTGATTTATGAATCTCTGAGGAAATTCAAAAGAATTGTTCCACAGGGTTCACCTATGTCGGGTATTGGAAATAATTTTCAAGTCGTTAGTCTATCTAATTGCTTTGTAATTGGTAATGATGGTGGTGGAGACAGCTATGGTGGAATCATGAAGATTGACCAAGAACAGGTTCAACTCATGAAACGCAGAGGCGGTGTTGGTCATGACCTATCACATATTCGTCCCAAAGGAAGTCCCGTAAAGAACAGTGCAATCACCAGTACAGGCATCGTGCCCTTCATGGAAAGATACTCTAATAGTACCAGAGAAGTGGCGCAGGACGGGCGCAGAGGTGCGCTTATGTTGAGTGTGTCGATAAAGCACCCAGACAGTGAAGATTTTATCGATGCCAAGATGATAGCTGGTAAGGTAACTGGCGCAAATGTTAGTGTGAAATTAACTGATGATTTCATGAATGCTGCACTTAGCGGAACATCTTTCTTACAACAATATCCGATTGACAGCAGCACTCCAAAATATAGTAAAGAAATAGATGCTCAGAAACTCTGGAAAAAGATTATTCACAACGCTTGGAAATCAGCAGAACCCGGTGTGTTGTTCTGGGACAAAGTAATATCGGAAAGTGTGGCTGATTGTTATGCTGACATAGGCTTCAGAACCGTAAGCACCAACCCCTGTGGGGAAATCCCATTATGTCCTAACGATAGTTGTAGACTACTCGCAATTAATTTATATGGATATATAATGGACCCATTCACACCAGATGCCCAATTCAATTGGGCAGCATTTAAACGTGATGTAATTATTGCCATGCGTTACATGGATGATATTATTGACTTGGAACTCGAAAAGATTGATGTTATTATAGGTAAAATAAAATCAGACCCTGAAGACGAATTCATTAAACTCTATGAACTCAATCTCTGGGAAAAAATTAAGGAGAAAACTATTCAGGGTAGAAGAACTGGTTTGGGTGTGACTGCCGAAGGCGATATGCTTGCTGCTCTGGGTTTGATTTATGGTACTGATGAAGCCACTGATTTCAGTGAAGAAGTACATAAACAATTGAAACTGAATGCCTATAAATCTTCAGCTATTATGGCTAAAGAACGTGGTGCTTTCCCGGTTTTCGATTTTAAACGAGAAAAAAATAATCCATTTATCGAAAGAATCAAACAAGAAGATTTCGAGGTCTGGGTAATGATGCAACACTATGGACGTAGAAACATTGCGCTTCTCACCATCGCACCAACTGGTACTGTTTCTATTGAGACACAAACAACATCGGGTATTGAACCAGTATTCCTCCCCGTATATAAAAGACGTAGAAAAATTAATCCACAAGAAAAAGACGTTAGAATTGACTTTGTTGACCCAGAAGGAATTGCTTGGATGGAATATCAAGTATTTCATCATCACTTCGAAACGTGGTTGAAAATCAATAACTATGATGTTAATGTGGTTAGAACCATGAGTGATGAACAGGTGGATGAAGTAGTTAAGAAGTCACCATATTATAAAGCGACATCAGCAGATGTTGATTGGGTTAAGAAAGTCGAGATGCAGGGTAGGTTACAAAGACATGTTGACCACAGTATTTCGGTAACAGTAAATCTTCCCGAAGACATTGATGAAGAAACCGTATCTAAAGTTTATGAAACTGGCTGGCGTAGTGGTTGTAAAGGAATCACTGTTTATCGTGATGGTAGTCGTAGTGGGGTGCTGATTTCAAATAAGGAAAAGGAAGAAACATATAAAGAGAATCATGCACCGAAACGTCCAAAAAGATTAAAAGGGGAAATTCATAGGTTCCAAAATAACTTGGAGAAGTGGATTGCGGTTGTTGGCTTAAAGGATGGGAGACCATACGAAATTTTCACAGGTAAACATGAGAATGGTTTAGCTAACTTACCTGCAAATGTGAAGGAATGTGAAGTCGTAAAAAACATCGTTGAAATTGACGGGAAACGAAATAAAAGATATGATATTGAATACGTAGATAGTCAAGGAGAAAAACATGTACATGAGGGATTGAATCATGCGTTTAATCCAGAATACTGGAACTACGCAAAGTTTATTTCCGGTGTAATGAGACACAGAATGCCACTCGTATATATTTATGACCTTATTGATTCATTGACTTTCAGTGAAGACCATATTAACACATGGAAAAACGGTGTTGGACGTGTGATTAAGCGATACATTAAAGACGGTGTGAAGGGCACAGGTGTTTGTCCTAGTTGTGGTAGCGAAAACCTTGAGTATAAGGAGGGTTGCTTGACTTGCATGAGTTGTGGTAACAGTAAATGTGGTTAAAAATTTTTTTTTGAGTATTTAGTTAAAAAGTTCTTTGAATTCTCGAAATATTGTAATATATTTGCTTTCTATAATTAAGCAAATTAAAAAAGATTGAAATAATTGTAACATTTTTTAAACGACCTTCGTATAAGAAATGTTTATTGAAAAATAAATAACTGTAAATAAATTCTAATGAAATGAAAAAACACGTAAAAATTGACGAGAACTATTTTCTCACAACCCAAGAGATAAATAGCGAGGTAACAGTAGAGGTTGCCAAAAAAACAAATCACATTTTCGTAGTAGACGTATCTTACTCGATGTACTACGACCTCCCAAAAATCAAGACCCAATTAAAGAACAAACTATCCAACGTAATGAGGGATGGTGATACAATTTCCATTGTATGGTTCTCCGGTAGCCGTGATTGTGGAGTCCTCAAAGAAGAAGTCGAAGTTAAATCACTCAAGACACTCAGTGACCTGAATGATGCAATTGACAGGTGGCTACGCCCCGTTGGATGCACGGCATTTGGAACCCCACTTGAAGTGGTTCATGAAATTATTGGCAGAATCAGTGCCAACCGTCCCGATACCGTATTCTCAATGATTTTCCTTACCGATGGTTATAATAACGACTGTCCTTGGAATCAGGTGATTTCAGCACTTGCTGTACTTGAAAACGAACTGGCTTCAAGTACTTTTGTTGAGTATGGCTACTATGCTGATTCACGTAGGATTACCGAAATGGCTTCCATCGTTGGTGGTGAGAAAGTCAGTACTTCGGACTTTGACGAGTTCGAACCCGTTTTCGATGCCAAGATTTCCTCAGAAATTCTGGGTGGAAAGAAAACTATCGCTTATATTCCTGATGCTCATTTGTATGATTTTGCATTCAGCGTAGGAAACGATGGTAGTGTATTACTATATAATATAGGTAATGGTGAGATTCTTGTGAACCAGAGCGTGAAGGAAGTCCATTACTTCACATCATCTGCTGTTGGAAACGAACATGCACCAACCACAAGCCTCTATGCAGCAATTTATGTGCTTGCTGACAAACTTCTGAATGACGATGCTGAGAAGATATTCTACGCACTTGGTGACAACCATTATTACGGAATGCTGGTTAACGCATTCGGAAAGCAAAAACTCAATGCTTTCAAAACCGCAATTAAAGAATGCGTTGCTGACGCAACCAAAAGATTTCCTGCTGGTCAATCAACAATTCTTCCGGTTTCCGATGACGCATATTGCCTTATGAATCTCATTGAGGACTTGGGTAATACCGAAGGATGCCTGTTCTACCCAAACCACGAAGATTTTAATTACAAAAGGATTGGGGCGAAACGTGTTCAACGTGGTGAAGACCTCAGTGCTGCTGACAAGAAAAGATTAGCTGAAGCCAAGGACGTTACGGAAATCACCAAGATTACCGAGGAACTCAAGGAAAAGAACGTTAAGATTGATTTCGTGAACAGCAACCCGGAGAGAGGTTATCGTTTAACCGATTTGGTTTGGAACAGTGAACGTGCAAACCTCAGTGTTCGTATCGTTATCGATGGTGAAGTAACACTTCCAGAGAACAAGTTCAATATTGACAAAGTATCTTCATACAAATACAACACCTTCACAATTGTGAAAGACGGTATTGTGAACATCAAAAAACTTCCAGTATTATTCAGACCAGAACTTCACAACATATTGGTGAAGAACGGGGTTGGTTTCACAATGGATAAAGAAGTTTGTGTTATTGACCTAACTTCAATTCCTTTGGTTAACAGGGGTATGGTGAAAGCAATTTCAGCCGTCTCATTAGCTGAGAAGGAATGGGAACTCGTGAAATTACAGGGTGATAAGAAAGTCTATGACTTCTATCGCAAAGAGTTGTTTCCAAAAACCAGTAAGTCATTTATTGATATGCTGGGTGAGGAAGCTGCTGCTTGGCTCAAGACTATTGGGGTTACCGATTACAACGGGTTTGCACCGCTTACCGATGCTGCGGAATCAACAGATTTTTATATGTCGGTGAACCTCGCAACCAAAATCAAGGGTCTGTCAAGTCTACCGAAGGTAGATGATGTCCTGAAGAAAATCGAAAGTGGTGCTCCACTGAAACTTAATGAATATGTGATGGCTGATGCCCTGAGAAAATATCATGCTCAAAAGGAATCTGACTTATACACGTCATTGAGTGAAGAACAACAGAAAGGTGTTCTTAAGACGTATCTGGAAACCAAATCAGATATCTTGAATAAGCAGAGAAGGAAAGTGTTGCAGGAAATCGCTGAGATTAAGTTCGCACTTATCTTGTCTAAGAAGTGGTTCACTGAGTTCACGTCATTTGACGAGAATACTTTGAATCTGACTCTCGATGGGCAAGATTTAATCATCACCTTCGATTTAAACGAAAAAGAAGTTAAGATTTAATCTAGTCGTAATAAGTTGATAGTTAAACAATTAAAACCCCGGAGAGAAATTTCCGGGGTTTTTTTATAAAATATGTTGCATTTAATGTAACATTTTATACCTTTGCTTCGTAATTATATGCATTATGAGAGATAAAACAATACCTTATGTGGGAGAAAAACTTTACATGGTTTTACATGGAGTTTTTATGAACACTGGCTCAATAGTAAGCCGAGTAGCTAATAGTGTAGATGTTTTAGCTAGGATAAATGATGAAGATTTTTCTGATGAAGACCTAACTAAATGGCACGAAATAAAAGCGATTCTTAAATCAGAAGAAGGGAGTTATGCTAACAATATTAATAATCTGGATGAAGTTCAATGTAATGAGTTTCTTGAAAAAGTTCTCTCATTATTTGTTGCTCAAAAATGGTGAAAAATAAAAATAATTGAAAAAAGTTTGGAATTATTGTAACATTTTATACCTTTGTTTCGTATTTAGATGAAACACGTAGTTTAATATTATAATAAAATGAAAACCTTAGTAGTAAATATTACCAGTTCGGGAACGACAGATAGTCGCAACGGGAATGGTATATTCTGTTCATTCGGCAGAAATATTGCGGACGAGGGTTTTGGGGTAAAGAGTGGTAGCACAGAAGGCTAAAACAAAAATTACCTAACACAAACAGAACCCGGCATCCGAAAAGATAGTCGGGTTTTTTGTTTTAGGTTCTTTACATGTCGGGATAGTTCAGTTGGTTAGAATGCTTGATTGGTATTCAAGTAACATCGGTTCGAATCCGATTCTCGGCTCAAATAGGTTGGCAAGCCTATATTTATGATTATAGTTCTACAGACCTATAATCACGTTCATTGACGTATTGGAATTTTGTCGGGTTGGTCGAGTGGTCAAAGGCAACGCTCTGCAAAAGCGTACAATCGTGGGTTCGAATCCCACACCCGACTCTATTTGTCACAAATTTACACTATTTTTGTGACAAAATAAGTGAATATTGTCCTGTAGCTCAGTTGGTTAGAGCATCAATCTGATAATTTGGAGGTCGGTGGTTCAAATCCACTCAGGACAACAATTGGAGGAATGTCCGAGTGGTTTATGGTGGCGGTCTTGAAAACCGTTGAGCGGGGTGACCCGCTCCGTGGGTTCGAATCCTACTTCCTCCGCAAAGCATTTGGTGTTAAGTACCCATCAACGTTTGGCTTATAATTACCTAATGGTTAAAAGGGTACATATTGATTGAAATATTGGAATAAGAGGTTATGTGTCATGACACGCCTCTGGGTGGTTCGAAGCCATCTCAATCAGCAAATCGAGAGATGAAAACGTAAAGTCTCTCGTAATCACTGAACACATTTAGTTAACGATTTGTGTCTGGTGGGATTCAGGGTTGCGTAAGATGCTGCCCTCAATGTTCTGTTTGGGATGGAACTGTACCCGTGATTGGCAACACGGAAATCATTTCATTCTCTGAGACATATAACATGGCAGTCGCAATACTGTCGGGGTGCGTGAGTAGGAGGCTCACACCTGAATCCATTTTTTGCATCGGTAGCTCAGTGGTAGAGCGTTTGTCTGTTAAACAAAGGGTCGCAGGTTCAATCCCTGCCCGGTGCGCAAATCAGAATGTCGGCAAGGTACAGCCAAGAGTACAGGATGGGACGCAGGTACGATGGAAACTAAGACTGCGTGAATGCTTGAAAATAAGAAACCGCTTTCAAGTTCGTATGTTCTGATTATAATAGGACGGGTTGCACGAGAGCAATTCGGGTAACTTCTCTTACACACGGGAGAATCCTATTTATGGTGCGGTAGCTCAGTTGGTAGAGCATCGGACTGAAAATCCGAGTGTCGCCAGTTCAATTCTGGCTCGTACCACAATTAAGAACCTGTATTGCGTATGGTGTAAGTCCATGCAGGAAAGCACGTCTTCCGTGGAGGGAGAAAGAGTCTGGAAACGGGGTAACCAGATATGCGCAATCAATTACCACCCATAGGTCACTCGAATGATTAGACCTCCTGTAACTTGCAGGTGAGTGGAAAGACACTCAGTAAAAAGTCGAGGCTTGCAGATGTAGCTCAATTGGTAGAGCGTGAGATTTCCAATCTCAAGGTTGTGGGTTCGAGTCCCATTATCTGCTCCATAAGGTCCGAGGGAGTCCTTTGAAGGAATAAATAACCTGTCCCTCTCCACGCCTTCTTCGCATAGTGGACGATTGCACCGGATTTGTAACCCGGTTTCTTCGGAACACGTCAGTTCGAATCTGACAGAAGGCTCTCAGACCCAAACAGTGCTCCCCACGCCTCTGAAGTTCAAGCGCATCTGGGTTGCCTCTTGGAATGCCCACCCGTAGTACTGCGGGTGGTTTTTTGACCCGTAGCTCAGTTGGTCAGAGCAGCAGACTCATAATCTGAAGGTCGTGGGTTCAATCCCCTCCGGGTCAACATTTAGTATTTATATAAAATTAATTATCTTTGCATTATGGAATATATTCATTTAAAAACGGGTTACGTCTACGAAGTACTAACAATGGACGCTACCAACAAAACAACTCCCCAAGACGGTCAAAAAATGGTAATCTACATCGGTGAAAAAAAAGATGGGTCGAATAAAAAGGAGATTTATGTTAGAGAACTTAAAGAATTCAACGAAAAATTTACATCAAAGAAATAAATTCCTCCGTAGCTCAGTTGGTCAGAGCAGTAGACTGTTAATCTATTGGTCGTAGGTTCAAATCCTACCGGGGGAGCAAAATTAATGTTTGTTTTATTCATTTTTTTGATTATCTTTACACGATGTGTTTAGTTATGTATCCAGAAAGACCAACAATAAGTTGGGAAGAATTTGCTGCTCAAGTCAGTGAACGTAGATTTATGTTAATGAAAAAACATGGATTTACGAAATATTCAAATGAGGGTTGGAAATTCTTTAAAAAATGGTATCATGATTTTTATCCACAAAGAAAACTTTATTATTAAAACAAATTATTATGATGAGACACGGAAGCAGGTCAATTACTGTTAAAAAATCGGACTTGATTACCAAAATCAAAGAGAACAAAGAAAATCACATCGTTGAGTATGACAAGGCAGTTGTTGCTTACAAAGATGAAGCACTCCGTCAGTTAAGAACACAACTCGAAAGGGTTGAAGCAGGTTCATTGAACGCTCAACTGGATTTAATTACTCCAATCAACAATGCTGATAACTATGATAAGATTATCGAAATGTTTGAATGGGAAGTTGAAGAACTTGTGGTTCTGGAACAAGATGAATTCCAAGAATATGTTCAGGACACGACTGATTTTGCAGTGAAAGCAAGAATGTCTAACGCTGCATATTTCGTTCAGTAAGAACTAAATGGCTGGATGTGCTGTGAAAGCATTCTGAGGATACTCGGAATGTGAGTTGAGATGAGGATGCTATGGTTGACCTTCGAGACAAGTAACGGATAACACATCATCGCCCTGTGCCGATGCATTGTAAAACTTGAACGCACTACAGAGTAGGGATGATAACGGGTGTCCTTACCAGCCATTTTTAAATAAGAAATTATGGAGAAAAGGAAAGAAAGATTAAGAGAATTAAGACACCAAGCATATAATGCTGAAGACATGTTGGATGGATGTTTTAATGAGAAAGAGTTCCCTGAAATACCACTAATTAATATTGAATATGTAAAGATACTCGCTGAATTAAATGATTTTATTAAATTATTGGATTCACTTATTGGAGATTAAATTTACATTGGATAAAGAATAAAATGTTATGGTAAGAGATACATCAATCGAAGTATATCATCAAGTAGAAGCAGAAGGATTACTTTCCAAAAGAAGATTCCAAGTCTATGAGTGTTTATTTAAACACGGTCCGATGACTCAAAATGAGACGTTTATAAAAATTAATCTAACTGCAAATAATGTTGGAAGGAAAGAATTGGCACAAGATTCCATAAAACCAAGATTTGCAGAATTAAAAGAACTTGGTGTTATTAGGGAAACGGGGAAAAGACCTTGTAAAATAACCAACAGAAAAGTCTATGAGTGGGATGTTACAAGTAAATTACCTAATAAAGATTTAATTATTAGAAAATCAACTAAAGAAAAAAAAGAAGAAATTTTAAACGATATTGCTGAACTTGGAAAAGAACTTCCTGATGATTATAAACAAGATTTACGTTATATTTATCGTAAAATAGAAAAATTTTAAACATGGAAACCGCAGATATCGAATATCGTTATATTTCCAAGGGGGAATTTTTAAGTTTTACTGGAACAACTCGATATCCCGATAATATGTCATTAAAGGAAATATATGAACAAGTCGTCAAGGAACATCCAGAACATGACATTATTTTTTCATCGTTTAAATTCGATAATCTTCTTTATATTAGAGACTTAATTTACATTGGATAATAAAAACAAAACATTATGAAAATTGGCGAGTATAGAATTATCCCACAAGGAACTTGGATTTGGTCAATTGCATTGCAAGAAACAATTGCAATTCAAACTCACGCTGTCGTTAAAATAACAAACACCATTATTGATGACGATGATTATTTTTATGGCACTTTACAAATACAACATTTTAGTCCAAATCCTCTGATTAATAATTCATTCAGTGATAAAACCAATGGAGAAGTTGGGGTTTCATTTAAAATAACACATAAATATGACACAGAACTTCCTTTTTGTGGGTGAAGAACGCAGTCCAACTGCAATCAGAATGGGTGTAACTTGGAAAGACCGAAGACTTGCAGCAGCGCATCTTTCAAAAGCAACAGATGCCCTTGGAATCCCGTGGGATGAATGTACCTTCCTGAACGTCTACGAGGACGATATTGAGGACATCAGGTCGTTTGAGGGTATCATAGTGGCAATGGGTAGAAAGGTCGAAAGGGAGCTTAAAAAGCACCTTATTCCCCATGAATACATTCATCACCCCGCA